GAAGGAGACCTTCACCGGCAAGAATGCCGACACCGCTCGGCTGGAGAACAAGAAGGCAATCGCTGAAGCTGAATTCAAACTCCGGAAGGTTCAGGGGGATGCCGTTGCTGCCCGCGAGATCAACGCCATTCAGGAGGCCGCGGCCAATGAGAAGGTCAGGCAGTCGTACCTCGACGCCAAATCCGCAGCGGACGCCTATATCGAGACCATCACCCGAAGGAATCGGGCGGAGGTCGAAGGGATCGGGAAGGGGAACCGCTTCCGGGAGGAGCAGCAAGGGCTTCTGGACATCGAGCAGCGCTTCGCTGAGCGGCGGCGCCAGCTTGAGGGCGAGCGTCGGCGCGGCCAGATCACCCAGGATGTCTTTGACACCTACCTCAAACTGGCTACGGAGACCTATCACAAAGAGGTCCGAATCTTTCAGGATCGAACGGCGGACATCCTTGCCTCGCAGAACGACTGGACGAATGGCGCGAAGGAAGCGCTTGCCAATTATATCGATGAGGTAAACAACGCCGCCAAGCTCTACGAGGACGCCTTCTCGAATAGCATCAAGAGGGTCGAGAGCGACCTGACGGAATTCTTCACGACTGGGAAGATCGACCTAAAGAGTTTTGGGACTTCGATAGTCCGGGAGTTCAACAGCATCTTCGTGAAGCAGCGGATCACTGGCCCTCTGACGAAGGCCATCTCGGACGGCGGCCTCATTGATGAGATCAAGAGGGTCACGGAGCAGAGCGGGTTCGGCGGCTTCTTCCCCTTGTTCGGGAAGGGCACCCAGGCTCCAGCGCCCGTCGTGAGCCGGGACATAGGCTCTGCAGCCACCCAGATCGCCGGAGAGAGCACGATAGGGGCGACCATAACAGCCTCCGGGGCGGAGTTCTCCGCGAGCGTGGTGAGCGCTGGAGCCACCTTTACGCCCGAAATTATCGCCGCGGGAACTCAGTTTGCCGGGCTGGTAGCCGGGGCAGGAGCCGAATTCGCGGCAGCTGTGGCCGCCTCATCCGCTGGAGGGGCTGCCGGCGAGGGGGCTGGACTGATCGGGGATCTCGGGTCAGCTATTCTTGGCTCGTTTGCCTCAGGCACAGAATACGTCCCCAAGACCGGTCTTTACGAACTCCATCAAGGGGAGAGGGTCGTTCCTGCCGGAAAGAGCGCGGCCATGAGCCGCTCGACCTCGATATCCATTACCCAGATGTTCGCGCCTGGAAGCGATAGACGGACGGTCGCTCAAGCTGGGGTCGAGACGGCAAGGCAGGTTCAGCGAGAGCTATCTAGGAGCACGGCATGACCATCCCGATTCTTTCATCGATCATTGCCCCGAATCATCTTTGGTCCGCGACCGTTCGTGGCCGCCTGAAAAGGAGCAATCGCCGGGCGCAGAATCTTGGCGGCTTTATGCAGATCAATGTGCGCTGGACCCATTCTCTTCGAAGCTATCAGTTCGGGACCGTCCCGTTAGACCTCGACGTTTGGCGATCTCTCGAAGCGCTCTATGAGAGGACCGACGCTGGAGCGTATGGCTTCCTCCTTCAGGATCCCGCCGACAGCGTGGTCCCGTCGAGCATCGGAAGGGTCACCCTGATCTCCGCGAGCGACAATACCTACCAGCTGGTCGAAAGAAAGACGGCGGCCGGATCGATCTTGACCCACGATAGAACCATCACGCGCCCTCGGGCTTCTGGCTTCATCCTCTATTTGAATGGCGTCCCTTCGGGATCCTATACCCTGGACGACACCACCGGGATAATCACGATCCCATCCGCTCCAGACGTGAGCGTGGTAAAGTGGTCTGGCCTGACCTATGTTCCGGTTCACTTTGATAGCGACGAAATCGACTGGGATCTCGTCATCTCAGCCTATGAGCCGGAGGCCAGGCTCTTCGCTGGTCCGACCGTGACTCTTGAAGAGGTCCGCGAAGCATGAAGACCCTTTCGGCTGGAATGATCACCCACATATCCGGGGGCAGGACCACCCTTGCCGAAGGACTGAAGATCACCCGGAGCGATGGGGAGATTTACGCTTTTACCTCGCACGACGTTTCGGATACGATCGCTGGGATAACTTATGATGCATTCCCTGGATTGAATGTCTCCGACATCGTGGTGGCATCTGGATCGGCGGTTGGAACCCTGGAGCTTACCACTCTAAACGACGGGGTGATCTTCTCGAATGCCGAGATATTCAACGGCATCTGGAGGAACTCGCTCTTTGATCTCTTTCGCTACAACTTCGAGAACATCTCGGACGGGACGATCCCCCTCATGTCTGGCCGCTTTGGTGAAGTTACGATCAAAGAAAAGCATCTAGTGATCGAGCTTCGGGATCTTCGGCAGTATCTACAACAGGAGGTCGGCGCGGCCAGCAGCCGGACCTGCCGCTACCGCGTTGGCGATTCGCGTTGCCGTATCGATCTTCTATCGACAGATCATCCCTACACCGTAGCCGGAACTTTGACCTCGGTCACGAGCAATCGGATCTTTCGCGACTCATCCAGGGCGGAAGCGCTCGACTGGTTTGGAGAGGGCTCAATAGAATTTGTGACCGGGAACAACGCCGGGGCAACCTTCAAGATCAAGGAGTACGCCGCAAACGGAACCTTCACCCTGGCTCTTCCTGCCTTCAGCACGGTGCAGGTCGGAGACACCTACATCGCCGTCGTTGGCTGCAGAAGGCGCTTCGATGAAGATTGCGTCACGAAGTTCGCTAACGAATTGAACTTCGGCGGCGAGCCACACCGCAAGGGCTTCAATGGAGTGATACAGATACCATGATCTCCGAGAAGAGAGAGGCCGCCGTTGCCTACGCTCGCTCCCTGATCGGCACTAGATTCCATCATGCCGCTAGGGTTCCTGGGGCTGGGGTCGACTGCGTTGGCTTGGTCGTCTTGACCGGGGCGCATATCGGAGCCTGGCCCGAGGGCTTCGATGTCCTCCCCTATCCGCCCGTCCCGACCTTGATGCAGATGCGCTCGAAATGCCGGGAGTATCTAAACAAGCTCGACTTCAAATCGATTCAGGAAGGCGACGTCGTCCTGATCATCCCGGATAAATTGCCGCAGCATCTCGGAGTAGTCGGAAGGCATCATAGCACCGGAGGGCTATCGCTGATCCATTCTTGCAACACTATTCCAGATCCTAGAGTCGTCGAGATGCCCTTGGTCTTTAGCTCTGCCTTTAGGTTCTGCGAGGCGTACTCCTTTCCGGGGATCGATCTCTAATGGGACAGCTATTCGTCAGCGCAGCGGGAGCAGCGGTCGGCTTCCTGATCGGCGGGCCTACTGGGGCGCAATACGGCTGGATGGCCGGCTCTTTGCTTGGGGCTCTTGCTGGGCAGAAGACGCAGAGGAACTCGCAGGCTCTCATCGATTTGAAGATCATGGGGACCGACTATGGGCAGGCGATCCCTTATGGAAGAGGGACCATACCCGTAGCGGGACAGGTCTGGTGGAATTCAGATCGCATCCCGATCTATACGACGACCTCCCAGAGCCAAGGAAAGGGCGGCGGAGGATCGGTTGAGCAGACGACGATCACCTATAAGGTCAATGTTCTGTTTGGCCTGACCGATATTCCTATCGCCGGGATCACACGGATATGGGATACCTCATCTGGGAAGCTCCTCTATTTTGTTGCCGACGACGCCTCGGTATCCGCTCTGCTGGCGAGCGAAGCGACCGAGGAATGGGATCGCCTGACCGTCTACACAGGAGCGGCAGACCAGACCCCAGATCCGACCTATGCCGCCGCTGTGACGAATGCTCCCGCTTATAGAGATCGTGGCACGGTATTCATCGAAGGATTGAACCTCGGCCAGAGCGGCCAGATGCGCAACCTTCTTTTCGAAGTCGTCATCGATGGGGCATCTCTCGGGATCTCGCAGCGCGAATGGGGCGGGATGGGGACATCCGTCGTATACAATCAGGCCCAGGAAGTCGCCTTCGATCCTGACCGGAACGAGCTATGGACGGCTTACAATCTTGGCTCGAATGGGGTTGGGACCACCGGAAAGGTCGCCGTCTATAATCTAACCACCGAGACCTGGACTTTTATCGATCCTCCGGCGACCTACAACATCGAGCTAAATACGAACGCATCGGTTCATGCCCGGATCGCTCACGGAAGATTCTACTGCCAGGTCCGCATTCCGTCGAGCACCCGGACGACTGCCATCTATGACTTAGCCACGAAGAGCCTGGTGGGGACGGTTCAGGATATTCTGTCGCTCTATTATGCCACCGACGTGATGATCGCCGCCATTGATGAGGCGAACAACACCATGCTCCTTGAGGAAGGGAGCTTCACCCACAACATTCATTTATCTGCCGATGGCATACCCGGAGTCCCGACCCACGCCGGCCTGGACGTGACCCCGACCTACGTCACCACGGTCGACAACAACGGGAACTTCTGGAGCCTTATCGGATCTCCAGCGACTCGGGTTCATAGGATAAGCGCTGCAGGCGTCGTGACCCAGTTTGATCTTACCGGCTACGCTCCAATCACGGGGCATCATTCTGGGGTCTGGGTTTTCGATTCTGCTCGGAATGGAATTTACTTCTTCTCTTCTCACGACAACTTCGCCTATCTATATCGGATGGATTGCGACGATCAAAGCGTGACAGCGGTCAACGCCGTCGCCTTCGATACCTCGACCGCCAGCAATACGAATCACTGGGTCGATGCCATCATCGGCTACGACGCCGACATGGATCGGATCGTCCTGAAGAGAGGCTACAACTACGGCGCAAGCTATTCGAGGCTCGGCTATATGAATCCGGACACCGGAGAGATGGAGCAGAGCTACGAAGTATCTTCGGTTTCGACCGACTGGGCGGGAGGAAACGTCCCGACCAGAAGAGGCTTCGTCTGGGGGCTGGCCAGAGCGGATGCTGACTCTCCTGACATCGCTGGCTTCATCGAGCTGCGCTTTGCCGTGATCGGGGATGATCCTCCGACCGTGCAGGAAGTCGTCTCCGATCTTTGCGTGAGGGCGGGCCTATCGACTGGGCAGATCGACGTCACGGAGTTGAGCAGCATCACCCGAACCGTGACCTGCCTTCCGGTGGCCCAGATATCTACGATCGCCTCCGTAATCGATACCCTGGCCGGCTGTTACTTCTTCGACATGGTCTGCGACAACAAGATCCGCTTTCGCCCTCGTGGGCAGGCCGCGGAGTTGACGCTGGCATATGAGGATCTTGGCGCGACCTTTGACAAGGACAACTCGGAGGATCCGCTCGCCTTGAAGGAGAGAAGCGACCTTGAGATCCCCGCTCAGCTTGCCTTGACCTTCTCGAACGTCAGCAAGGACTACGAATCAGATACCCAGTATACGGATCGCCTGACGACGACCTCATCGACGAGCGTAGACGCCGTCGACCTCCAGATCGGGTTGACTCCGAGCGAGGGCAAGAAAGTCGCAGAGGTGATCTTGATGGATCAAGCGGCGTCCCGCTGGTCTACCGAGATATCGACGCTCGGAATTTACTGCCGCCTTCAGCCGGTCGATGTCATCAATGTGACGATGGAGGATGGATCGATTCTTCGGATGCGGTCAGTCAGAACCAGAGACTCCTTCCCTGTTATTCATCACGAGCTAGTCCTCGATGATGCCTCGATTCTGGAATCCCAAGGAATCACCAGCACGGACTACACTTCAAGCTCGACCGTCACTGCTCCAATAGCCACGACGATGCGGCTTCTGGACATTCCCATCCTTCGGGATGCCGACGATGATGCGGGCATCTACGCTGCAGTCAAGCCAACCTCCGGGACCGATTATCCAGGGGCGGCCATCTTCGATAGCGACGACAACTCGACCTTCGTTCGGCAGGCTACGGTCTTGGAGAGCGGGGTTCTGGGAACCTGCACTACGACCCTTGGAGATTGGACTGGCCCTCGAATCTTCGATGAGGTAAACAGCGTCACCGTCGATGTCGGAGAAGGAACCCTTTCTAGCAGCACCCGTGATTTGGTTCTTGGGAATAGGGCGGTCAATGCTGCCTTGATAGGCGATGAGATAATCCAATTCGTGACGGCCACGCTAGTATCGACTGGGGTCTATACTCTAACGCGCCTCCTTCGAGGAGGCCGCGGAACCGAATGGGCGATGACCGGGCATGCCTCTGCCGAATACTTCACCCTATTGAGGGAGGAAGGAATCAGAAGGGTGCCGGTCGAGAACTATCAACTCGGCGTCGGAAGATATTACAAAGGGGTCACCCTCGGCAGGCCGCTATCCAGCGCGACCGCGCAGTCATTCACCGCTGAGGCGATAGGTTTGAAGCCATTCGCTCCGGTCGATCTAAGAGCGTCGAGAGACTCTTCGAACAATATTACCGTGACCTTTGAAAGGCGCTCCAGGCTCACGACCCGAATCGTCGGAACCCTTGGCATAAGCATTCCTCTGGGAGAGGATTCCGAGAGCTATGAGGTCGAGTTTCTGAATTACGATACCGACATGACTGTCCAAAAGACCGACTACGTGAGCACGCCAACGGCGACCTTCTCGGCTGCTGAGCAAGTTGCCGCTGGCATTCTTCCTGGCTCAGCGGTCTACTGCAGGGTCTATCAAATATCTGCCACGGTCGGCAGAGGATACGTTTTAGAAGGGGTGATTTAATGGACTTCCAAACGATAGCCGCTTCGGCGAGCCCTGAAGTTCCGATGAACGAGAACTTCGATACCATCAATCACACTTCCGTCTATGGAAAGAGGCACCCCGTCACGACTGGGCTGACCTGGGGCTACTA